AATATATATTTAGATGACGAGTGTCACGGTTGCAAATACTACGATATTTGTCAATGCTCGCTTAAAGTTTAGAGATATCTAATAGTTATAATATCACCTTTTGTATAAAGTTTAACAGGCCCTCTTTTGGGGGGTATAAAATTAATTAAATATGAACTTTTTTTTCTTAAATTATATATAATATTTAACGGAAAACCGTCGGTTAGTATTTCTTTTTTAGAGTCGTATTTTTTCTTAAATACCACTTTAGTGTTTCTTATTATTTGTAGTATACAAGAATGACAACGAGAAATTATCGCTTTTTTTCTTGCTGCCGCTGACTGAAAATTATGCGTACCATTCTTATAAATGCTTTTATGATAATTACTTGAAGCTATTCTACATTTCTCTTTTATTGCAGGTGTTTGTAATATAAATGTTCCATTTCTTACTTGCTGTTTCATACGTTTACTGTTATTTTTAGCTGCTGCCGCGCTACAACCTCCGTCACCGCCTGCTGTCATATTATATCCATTGATATTTGTATTGTACTTTTTAATATATTGCTTTTCTATTTCATTCAGTAGTTCGAGGCCAGGCACATTTTCTTCTAACACTGCAATTAAAAAACTATCCCACCCGTGCTTACGTAAAGATCTTAATATTAAGCTTTGTTTTTTAGGGTTTTTTATATCATATTCATAAGTTTTACGTCTTATTACCCATCCGTGCTTTGCTTTACCTATATATGCTTTTTTAGTAACCTTATTATAAAGCATATAAATTATCATTTTTGCATTACTACATTCATTTACAGGTAATAGTTTAATATTAGTGTCAAGGTCCATAAATATATTTACTAAGGCGAGTTGACATTTTTATATAATATTATAATATAAGTAAATAAATGGAAAGTAACATAACATCGGTTTTTGTTGATCTGGATGAAACTTTAATACATACCCTCGGGTTCAAAACCATTGCAGGGGATGTAGAAAAGGTTAATGATCTTTGCGATAAACCTGTTACCATAACATTAGGTAAAAAAGAACACTATGTTACTGTATTAAGGCCTGGTGCAAACTTTCTATTGTTTCGTTTAAGAGAAATAGGGCACGTTTATATGCTTACAAGAGCACATAAAGATTATGCACAAGCAATGAACAAAGCCTTTAACTTTGGGTTTACTGAAGATAAGATATTTGATAGAGAGTATGTTAAGAATTGGAAATACAAAACACCTGATATTAAAATAACTACAGGTAAGAACGTTCTTATTGATGATTTAATGGTTAGAGATAATTTTGAAAAGATAGCATTCATTAAAAGATTTGGTACTGTCAAGTACATTAACGTGCCTGCGTTTTTAGGTAACAAAGAAGAAGGCTTTACACGTAGCTATATTAAAGATGTGTTAGAGGATATAATTAGTAGTTGAGTTACACATTGTTATTAGTAAATCACTACATGACTCCACATCCGGAATTAGTAAACATATTAATTAATAAAAAGTGCAAAGTTGCGTTTAAAGATCACAAAGACAAATACATGTATCTTTGGATTCGATATGACACATTAACCAGAAACAATTCAAAGCAAGGTTTAGATGCTTGGGGTAAGAGCCAATCAATATTTGACAAAATTGCATCCACAGTAAGACGTTATTACCCATTAGCTGAATTATCTTCTCAAGATGGTAGAGACTCAGTGGTTTACAAGATTGTTAACAACAATCCAACACCTTCACCTAAACCTAATTACACAGTTCCATCTACTGAAGAGATTCAAGAAGTTGCACCAAAAGCAAGCAAACGCAAGTAAACTCAATATAGGATTAGTAAATATCTTATATGGCATGCTCAAGATATGATTTATATTATGGTGGTACAGCTGGTGCGGGTAACGGCGTACTACGTGTAACTTACCGTAATTGCGGTGACCGTACACCTATGACACTTAATGTTACAGGTGGTTTATCTGGAGCGTATTATGGGCAAGTAATTGCAAGCACTGATAGCGACGTACCACATCTCACTACTACAACAGGTTATGCTTCTGCTGGTGGTGATGAAATACCAGGATTTATTTATAATATCCCAGTCGTGCCTTGGGCAAGTTATGTTATCACTAACCAAGTTAGTGCAGCTGTTGATGGTGGTTTACCATACCCAACAAACTAATATTGTTTTTTTAAAAGTTCAGGGTAATTCTATATAAAATATGGACATAACACCTATACCTTTACCGGTCCCACCCCCTGCCCCCGTAACCGCTCCGGCTCCTGCACCAGACAAATACGCAAATGTTCGACGAGTGGTTACTACTAATGAACAGAATCAACAATCTCAGCCGTTAATGCCTGGTATAGTTACGATGGCTAAGAACTTAGCTTATACTTCCGGTGCAGCCATAACTCAAGCAGTAATACATCCCCATCAACCAATTCTCTTATCTGATGAAGAATCAAACAAAAGAATGGGTGTATGTAATACATGCGAATTTCTTAATACAGAACATTATAGATGTGCAAAATGCGGATGTTATATGAAGGCTAAAGTTAAAGTAGCTGCCGCTAAGTGCCCTATAGGTAAATGGTAACTCTCTTTATTAAACCAGTTAAAGTATTATAAATATATAACAATATGGACGCACACTCACACAATCTTTTAGAAGCTTATATTTCTACAGGCGGTAATAATTATTATTACAACGCATTAACTACCGATACAAGCCCTGGTGTTTACTATAAAGTAAGTTTCACTCGTGATGTGACTTCAGCAGGTGTTGCAATTAATATTACCGATATTAAAAACCTTAACAACTATACAACACCTCCAACAGACGCTGATAGAACTTTCTTAACGAGCGAGATTAACTCGTTTTTAGGTGGCCCTATTAATGGTAACGAATGTCAAACTCTTGGTTGGGAATATGTAGGTAGCACGAATAAAAATTCTGCACAAATAGCACGTGTTACATCTTCAGTACAAGCTGCAGGTTTTAACTTCAAACCTATTTTCTATCAAGCAGGTTATTATGTGTTTGGTTGTGCTGATACAAAACAATTTTACGATCAACAAAATTAAGTTGATTTAAGTTAGTGCTCATTTAAAATATTTAAATGAGCGAACCGGTAACTAAAAACATTACAATTATAGGTGGTGGTACAGCCGGTTGGCTTACTGCTTTAACTATGTTACAAGCCGGACCACCTGACCACAAGATTGTACTTATAGAGAGTGATGAAGTAGGCATATTAGGTGCAGGGGAGGGTACAGTTCCTTTTTTTCCTACACATATGTTTAGAGTGTTAGGTTTAGACTTCTACGATTTCTATAAAAGAACAAACGCAACCTTTAAATACGGTACACGGTTTGTTAATTGGAACAATGATGGTAAGGACTATTTAAATTCGTTTACACACCCTAACAAGTTAGATCTTTTAAAGAGAATACTTGAAAGTGTTAATAAAAAGCAGCCAATAAAAGATAATTGCTTTTTTTATAAGAATCTTAAAAACACTCCATTCTCATACAACAAACAGACTGGTACATATGACATGATAATGCCATATGCGTTTCATTTTGATGCAATACTCTTAGCTGAATACCTTAAAGAGGTGGCAATAGCGCGTGGGGCTATTCGTATAGAAGGTAAAGTTAAAGCCTTTAAATCAGATAATAACGGTAACATTAATAATATTATTCTTGAGTCAGGCCAACAAGTAAAGACGAGCTTTTTATTTGATTGTACCGGTTTTAAACGAATGATTATTGGTGAGTATTATCGTTCAAACTGGATTAGCTATGCTAAGCATTTACCCGCTAAAAAAGCAATCGCATTTCAACATAAAATAGATTTAGATAATTATAACAATTGTACAGATGCTATTGCAATGAAGTATGGGTGGATGTGGAAGATACCTTTGCAGTCGCGTTATGGTAGTGGCTATGTTTTCGATTCAGATCATATCACGCCAGATGGTGCTAAAAAAGAAGTAGAGCAACTATTAGGACATGAAATCGATGTTGCTCGTACATTTAGTTTTGAAGCCGGAATGTACGGCAAGATATGCGTGAAGAATTGTATTGCTGTAGGTTTGTCGACTGGTTTTGCAGAACCGTTAGAAGCTACTTCATTGTGGGCTACGCTTATGTTATTAGAAGCTGGTATAAAACAAAACTTTAAGAACATTTTCATTAATGTTAATGATCAAAAGCCTAAAGACGCTTTAAATAATTTTTACGCAGAAATTGTAAAGCAATTTTTACCGGCTATACAAGTACATTATTTAACTAAAAGAAAAGATACACCATTCTGGAAAGATTTTAAAAAGAATAATGTAATACTTGATAGTATTACAGAATTAATTAAACGACATAAAACAATTCCATTGGAGTTAGACCCTCTAATAAATGAATCAAAAGCACCACCATTCGGTGTAGAACAATGGACAATGATATTTGAAGGTCAAGGGTTACTCAATAAAAAACTGTATCCAAGTTCTGTAGAGAAAGTAGCTTTAATGCCTCAACCAACGTGGGAAATGTTAATTAAAGATCCTAACAGAAGTTCTTTATTACCCAATAACATGTTTAACAAGACTATCAGTAAGGATTGGAAGTTTACGGGCTTTTAATTACTTGCTGGTAGCTCTATATACTCCATCCCAGCTTACAGGTAAATTAGTTTGTCTTAGCTCATTAACACGTTCAATCATTGCTTCATAGTACTTCTTAAGTTCAGAATTGTACTTCATTAATGAAGTGGCTAACTGAATTGCGTTATCCCAGTTTTGATGTCTGTAATCAGACAACATACCTTCATGCATTCTATTAATGTATGTGATTTCGTCATCACTAAACGATTGTTGTATTACAGTATAAATCTTTACACCTTCCTTTTTACCTTTAACAGCTATACAGTCTAATTCAAAGCACTGATAATCTTTTTTTACATATTCGTAAGTCTTAGGTCCAATGATTATCTTAACACCATAAGGTTTTGATTGTCCTTCTAACCTCGAGGCCAGATTAACTCCGTCGCCCAAGCAAGTGTAATCGAAACGCTGAGTACTGCCCATATTACCAACAACAACAGTGTCTGTGTTGATTCCAAGGCCCATTCCGAAAGGAGGGACGCTTTCTTGAGCAATTTCTTTATTAAACTCATCTAAATTATTTAACATTATCATCGCAGTCTTCAACGCATTTAATGCGTGCTCTTTATCATCTAACGGAGCGTTCCAGAAAGCCATTTGTGCGTCTCCTATATATTTGTCTAATGTACCGTTATTATCTAATATAGCTTTAGTCATAGCAGTCATATAACGGTTCATTATCTTTGTTAGACCTTGTACGTCTTTACCATAATGTTCTGATATAGTAGTAAAGCCTCTCACGTCAGTAAACATAATAGATAGCTCTCTACTATCACCACCTAATCTTAATAAGTCTGGATTCTCTTGTAACTTCTCTACCATTGCTGGTGATAGATAGGTACCGAATTGTTTCTTTATTTGCTGCTTTAACTTAAATTCCATTACGAATCTAAAGAATAAAGCACCTACCCACGGTAATAATACAGCTAATGTAGGCCAGGTATAATCTAAAAGATATCCGTGACTGTTAAATTGGTTTAATCCAATAAAATAAGGAACACATAGAGTTATTATAATTAGTATACCATTCAGGATATACC